TACTACACAGTGTGGTCAATTAAGGCCACTTCAGGCGGTACGCGCTTTAAAAGGCACGTACCCACCCCAGATGATACTGCATTTGATCTGGTCTCAACCAGTCAACGGTATGTTCATCTACGCCCGTGGTCAGACCACGGAACAGACGACACCTGTCGTCTTGCGGCTCGACAACGTCGAGCGGGCGCGCAATTACAGTCATACCCTCGAAGTACTGAAAGTCCGTATTAAAACGGATCTTCGTTCGTCGTCGGATATTCCATGAGAGTGCTTGTTCAGCACCCTCGACATCGCGCGGCCAGTCCCTCACTAGCAATCCACCGCCAAATAAACCGGCGGCAAGTCTGAAGCCCAAAAAGGCTTCAACCAAGGATTCTAGGTAGTTCGATAGACTGAACATGCCCATGGATCTCGCCCGAACACTGAGATCAATAGTAGCATAGGCATCCGACATACTGGTGAGGGTGGTACACTGGAGTCTAGCGATGTCAAGTCGCACTCCATTATATGCATCTACACCACAGGATTCTCTATAGAATCCTCTCGCAAACGTTTTTTGGTAGTTTGGCTTGAAGCCTAACGCCTCAAAACATTCACAAACGAACTTGCAGGACTCAGTCCGAACAAGCACGTCATCACCAAACACAAACACCTCGCTTAAGTTAGATCGCAGGAACTTTCCTACAGATCCGCCCAGGAGATGCCTGTATGACACGCTTCTCTGTACGTATATGGCCGCAGCGGCCACACACCAGAACACCAGTGACTCGACTGGAAAACACATAGCCGACCCCATAGGGGCGAACATGTGCAACTTTACGAGTTCACCTTCAGGTGTTCTGACGTACATTGCTCTCGATGCAGCCAGGTAGCGAACATTCTCCTTATTAAAGAGATACTTCACAAGACCCCAGCTAATCAGATCGCTAGCATCCTTCAGATCGATCGTCGCAAACTCTCCAGTCCGTGAGGACTCAAGAGCTAGACTACCGTTCTGTGTTTGGTCATCCATTCTGATGGATAACATATGGTGGCCGTCGGTGGTTAGCCGATTCACCTTAAGGATAGCAGAAGACTCAATTGCCCTATTCAACTCTCGGAGTTGCCCCTGTTGAATCCACATCAGCCCTACGGGCTGAGTGCAGATGACGCGAGGGCCCCGTCGGTCCTTAGGTACAATTGCGAGCTTACATACACTAGCTATGTAACTCGCCTGTTCATGGTTAAACCATGCAGGAGTAGGAACGTTCCACTCAGACATAGGATAAAACTTATCGCATATGCGAGTAGTCTTACTGTCTAGAGCTGAGAACTTGGCATAGTCGTGGCGCTTCGCGTCAGATACGGCACCCGGCCCGTTACGAGGACTTATGTCCCTGTAGTTGGCAGAATTCATAACCATATTAGCTAACACCCTCGCTATACGAAGGACGTTACTCAAGTCACTCACTTCCCTCGATTTCTCAAGGTAGTGATGATAACTGAGAGCAGAGCACGCAGTATTTCTACTACGAAAGCCCTGTATTGCGTCCGATTCCTGTTGCGGCGTGACTTCATGTGACTTAGACTTATAAACAAACAGACAGACCTGCCTCAGCACTCTCAGATCGACCGCATTGCGGTAGATCAGGAATCTGAAGACTAAGGTCACTAGGTCAGCGGGTACCTGGATAATTATGGGTTCACACCCTAATCCGGTCCCTATGACGAGAGCAAATACATCATCCGAAGATGAATGCGTCAAGCAGTCGTCAAGGAAGACAGGCTCACCATTGAGCCCCAAGCCATATAGCACGTACTCTTCTCGAGCAACGTGTTCAATAACCTGTAGTATGTCCTTCCACAGCTTCTCATAATGAGGAGCCCTGGAAATGTCAAGTTGGAGCTTAATGCCCAAAATGCTTGACACGTCATGTTGCAGGCAACGATATATATTTGATATATTCATAACATATAGAACAATAAGTTCCTATCGCCTTACTTTTGCCAGTAGTTCAAGCTTGAAGCTTAAACCTTCGAGACTAGTGCCGCAAGGTTGCTGGGCCGCTCCCTCCTCGTGAGAGGACTGAGCAACCCAGCTCCACATGCAGCTACTATGGTACTAATATGGCCTTGAGGGCCAACTGTAGCGGTTCCGTGTTTCCCCGAGACGTCATCCGACATAAAAGTCGGAGTCATCCCCAGGTGAGCGTAGCTAGACCAAGCCTTTATGAGGTTTGATTTCGCGAGCCCACAGACCAGGGCGCAGAGGTGGTTTTGCCGGTTCCCACGCTCGTCTGTCAGAAGACAGACCGTGGATATAAACAAGCATCCCCCTCGCGCCTCATGACAATCAACCACCAACCGGTTAAACGCATGTCGGAAGACAAGCATTTCGTCGATCGTAAGAGTTAGAATACTCTTGCGGTGGTCGAATATCGCTATATCATATCCGTCCTCAATAAAGAGAACTTCCTTGATAACAGAGACCTTAATCCTATCGATTGTAACGTTCATGTACTTAGTTATGTGACTTTACATCACCTAGTTTGTTGTCGTTTAGTACTTCCTTCTCGTTGCACACAGAAGCAGCGATTAAGCTACTTCTCGGTTCGTAATTACGGCGATGTTCGCCGCAACCAGAGTGTGCGCGGAGGTAAGGAAATCCATCAGATCATCCAACGCAGCTGCGACGTTAGTCGCATCAGCATCTTCAGGAATGATGGATCCAAGTTGCCACGCAATCTCCTTAATGTAGTCACCCGATGCATACGCACGGGTGATTTTCACATTGGAGCGCGTGTCAAACGTCCCTGGCTCGATAGCGTTAGCCGTCCGTTTATGGGCGACAGTCAGCGTATCAGGCAACGACAAACCACGATCTACGGTCCGGAGGATCGAGCTCGTGGGAGTGGGGTTTCCATTTTTATTGAAAACCTTGGAGTTCAGCGTGTACGTATTGTTCATATTGCGGCTCACGCCGTGCGGGACAATTCAGTCCGGGATTCCAGATAGAAGACAACTGGGTGTCATTTTCGAGCTAAGAAGTCAATAAAACTATTGAACTTCGGATACCGCCTTCTAAAGGCAGCATCCCAGCGATCGAGAGTGCGTTTAGCGCTCTCTTCATACCGGTCAGCCGTGCGGAGGAGTTTACGACCTCCGTTCGTCGTAACCAGTGCAATAAATCCAAGCAGGACATATTGCATAGGTCGGCGAGGAACCGTCAACTGTGGTAGACGTGGTACAGTAGCAGGGAACCTGCTAAAGTACTTCTGCTCCTCAGTAAAGCGGACAACGGTCGCGAGACCATTACCGCCAAGTTCCTGGCTCATCAAGGCGAGCACTCGCTCGCGCTTGTCGGTAACGCAAACACTAACGCCAGAGACGTCAGATATAAGAGAACCTTGAAGGTTCTCAATTGCACCACCGATATTATAAAACCAATCCACGACGAAGCTAAGCCTCGTCACAGACCAGAGTGTTGCCAGCGATGGAATAAGCCCGTATCTCCCCAATTTCTCAAGGAGTTTCTGGCCTTCCCCTGTCATTTTTGGTTTGACAGTAGCCCGGATAGTTACTACAACTTTCCGTACTTTGCGTTTTGTCACAGTCTTATACTCATACCCGTTCCAATTATATGGAGTTGCGGGCGCAGAGGCGTGGACTTGTGTGAGGTCATCAACTGTGTCACTCAGGTCAAACCTGTAGTGGCGAACAAGCACTTGCTTGTTGCGAAGCCTCTTCCGGACACGCGCCGGAAACGAACGTAGCTCACGCGTAATAGCAACCATATCGCTATACACGGGTCGCCAACCGAACGAGTAGTTCAGAAAACCACCCGTTAAGTTAGTAGCCAGTCCTTTACGTCGATTCCAGATGTTAAACAGTTGCGGGGTTTCCCTCGCTTCTGCCACGCTCTGAGAACCATCCAACCCCCGGTACTCATTGGTGAAGATGTTGTACGCCCTAAAGACGCAATCAGCATAGTCATCCAATGTTCGGCCAGTGACAGGTATATAAGACGGAGCTTGACCCAGTAATGGGGGCTCATGTTGATGCCCTGTGTAGGGCATGTAACCGTCGTACCTAACACGCGGGTTTGGGGCATTCGACATGTCCGAGCTGTTATAAACAGAGAACGGACAATTTTGCAGATCTAATCTATACGACATATGGGTCACCGGTTTCGTTTGAAACCGATGGCCAGTCGTTTGGTCGACCATTTTCGACACGGTATCGTGGTATGAGCCATTGGCATTAGCCAGTGTGCCAGGAACCCCTGTAACTAAATCCAGGGACGTCCTATCGCTTGATGCGACGGTAGTTGACGTTTCACGATCCCGCATAAATCAGCAATCAATGGTGAGAGCCTGTGTTTCCTAACGTAATGTTAGGGGATACACG